CAGTGGCTGATGAAATTGATGCCATTATGTCGGATTTAGCTCTTCAGGCTCTACCCGAGTAGAAGGAAGGCATCTTTGCCGGAGCTCGCGATATGCTTGATGATTATGAAAGTTTTCAGAAGGGCCCGCTCGCGAAGAAGTTGTATAAGCTCTCCATGTACTGTTTAGCAAATGAGCTTTTCAGTGGCGTGGGAGTGACTATGACCAAATTCCACTACTCTAAGTTGGCTCAAGAAGCCTTGAAGAAGGAGTACTTCATGGGACCTTCTTTCCTTCACTGTCTTTTGGACACTACCCTTTTCATTTGCGAACAGGGATTGCAGTGCATTAAGACAGGATCTATTGGACCTTTGATCCACGGTGAAAAATCCTACCAGAAATGGTTTGATGATTGCATGGAGTTGAAGGTGAAGGCCAAGTGTCTCACTAACCCTGAGCCACATGGATTCACAAAGTTCGAGTTCTTGAAAGACTTGAGCACGGTGATTGAGCAAGGTGATGCAATAAGTAAGTTTGCTAGTCAGATTGGCGCTAACGAGAAGAAGTTGGTGCGTTCACTTTTGTGTGAGATGAAGATGATGCAAGCAGACAGTGTTACTAAAGGAGCAGCTCAGAAGACGCGTAAAGCGCCATTTGCTGTTTTGGTGTATGCTGGTTCGAGTGTGGGTAAATCCACGTTCACGGACATTCTGTTCACTTACCATGGCAAGATTGCCAAGCTACCACAGGGTTCTGAATACCGTTATGCAGTTAATTTTGCGGACGAATTTCAGTCTGGGTTTACCACGAGTCAGTGGTGCTGGTTGATAGATGATATCGCCTTTCAGCACCCAAACTCTGCACAAGGTGTTGATGCCTCTTTGATGAATGTCATTCAGGCTAATAACAATGCTGCTTTTGTGACCAACCAGGCTGATTTGCCTGATAAGGGGCGGATTCCCATGTGGTGTGAGCAAGTGATTGGCACAACCAACGTGAAGCATTTGAATGCGATTCATTACTTTACGAACCCTTTGGCTGTACAGCGTCGTTTTCCCTTTGTTGTGGAATTAGCGCCTAAGCCAGAGTTTGCCAAGGATGAGTGCATGCTCGACGGCCAGAAAGTTAGTATGGTTGGTGAGAATGAGTACCCTGATTGGTGGGTGATTACTGTTTGGCGTGTCATCCCGAAGGTGGGTTGCACGGCTGATAAACAGTTGGCTGATCATGAATTGGCTCTCAAGACTGACAACATTGGTGAGTTTCTGATGTGGTATCACAAGACGTGGACCGCCTATGATGCACAACAGAAGAAGGTCTTGGAGGGCAACTCTAAATTTGACCACATTACCCTGTGTGATTGCCATCATTTGCCATTGAAGCATTGCCCTGAGGTTTCAGAGATGACGCTACAGGCTTTGCAGGTTTGCGAGCACAATCTACCTGAGGGTCCTGAGTTAAGAGAATTCAAGATGCCTAGTGTAGAGGAGAGCATGCGTGCTCTGGGTTTGAGCGACCCTACTGAACCATTGAGTGTGTCTTCAGCGTTGTTTGAGGAACCACAGGTTGTGATTCGGAATGGTCGTGCTTATCCAGTTTCGCCGCCTTATACACCTCGTGTGACACCTGAGAGTGAACAGTTTACCCAGGATGAGATGGCTGAGGCAGGGATGTCCCTGTTTGAGAACGAACAGGCGCTTGATCGTGCCTGGGAACTTGGCTTTGGAAGCTACTTTTGTGCCTTTGTTTTGCAATTTGGCACATATTGTTTCCTTGAGTTCACTGTTTTCCGAACAGGAGTTAGGTGGATGCATTCTTTCCCCGTCTTTCGCAGATTGTTGTGGAAGTTTTTGTGGAGTGGTACGTCTGATTCACGTGTCCTGATGTATGTCTTTGGATTTATGGGAGACCATGTTCAGAGGAAGATCGGACGCGTGCCCTTGCTGGTGACGTTAGCCAGTGTTCTGACAACAGGTTTAGCCACCTACAAATTGGCGTCCTGGATATTTGGTAGTAAGCCTAAGGCCCAGTCTATCCCAGCGACGTTTCGTGGAACAAAACCCACTGCTTCTGAAGAGAAAGGCGAGAATGTTTGGTTCAAGGACCAATTTCGCTTAACTGATTTCGATGTGCCCCAAGCTTCTAGGAGTTTGGTAGGTAGTGTTGATAAGTTGGGAGCAATCGTGGAGCGTAATGTGATTCGTGCTGTGTGCCACCTTGGTGGTGGACAAGTGCAGGAACAAATGCTCCTTTGCTTAGGTGGCCAAATTTATGTGGCGAATAACCATGGTATCCCAACCATGGATGTTGTGCGCATGGATTTGATTCAATCTCCTGTCGAATCTGGCATTACTAGCAATATTAGTGCCATTGTGACCCAATCACAGATCTTGCGATATCCATCGCAGGATTTGTGTTTTATGGAGTTGAAAAATCTGCCACCGAAGGCAAAAATCACGAAGTTTATCCCTAACAAGCGGGTAGATGGGCGCTTCAAAGGTTTGATCATTTCTAGAAATGGAGATGGTCAGATTGAGAAGCGCGGTGTTTTGAACATGTTTCTTGACACCATGTTTGTTAACGATCTGTTGATCTCAATGTCTCTATGGAACTGCTGGGTGAGTAAGCCCACTACCAATGGAGATTGTGGATCGCCTGTTGGCTGATAGTCCTATGGGACCTATGCTGATTGGCATTCACATGTTGGGCGATGGATCAACGCGCGCAGCGAGTACTGAGCTTACCATGAGTTTTATTGGACCGGTTCTTGAGAGGATGACTCCCATGATTGAATCCAATGAACCTATGTTGAGTACCCAGAGTGCTGTGCGTACGCTGGGCGAGTTGAGCCCAAAGAGCGTCTTCCGATTTATTGAGTCAGGCACCGCCATGGTGTATGGTTCTTTTGAGGGTTGGCGCTGTAGCCCGAAGAGTCGGGTACGCACGAGCTATATCAGCGAAGTTGTGTGCCGAGTACTTGATACGACCGTGAAGCATGGTTCACCCTTGATGAAGGGGTGGATCCCATGGCGTCGGGCAGCAGTAGACATGGTCAATCCCACAATGGAGATTCGTGAGGACAAACTGCAAAAGTGTGTCAGTGCCTTTATCGCTGATATTGACCGCTTGTTGCCACAAAGTGAGCTCGATCTGATCGAGGTTTACGATATGGAGACGGTGGTCAATGGTGCCAACGGTGTCAAGTTCGTGAATAAGATGCCGCGCGACACTTCCATGGGTGCTCCCTGGCGTAAAAGTAAGAAGCATTTCATGGTGGAGAGCCCATCAGGGGAGCACCCGGAAGGGATGATGTTCACTGAGGAGGTTCTCACCCGGGTTGAACTGATGTTGAACGCATACTTTTTGGGTATGCGTGCTATGGCGGTCTTCACGGGACATCTGAAGGATGAAGCGACGAAATTCGCAAAGATCTTGATTGGTAAGACTCGTGTGTTCACGGGCGCGCCAGTTGATTGGTCTATCATCGTTCGGATGTACTTCCTGTCTTCAGTACGCGTGATTCAACGCAACAAGTACATTTTCGAGGCAGGGCCGGGAACCAATTCGCAGTCCATTGAGTGGCAGCAGATTGGTGACCATTTGACCAAGTTCGGAAGTGACCGGATGATTGCTGGAGACTATGCTGCTTTCGACAAGAGCATGCCTCCTAATGTTATTCTGGCTGCTTTTGACATCCTGATCCACCTCTGCAAGCGTGCAGGGTACAGTGAGCAGGATTTGAAGGTCTGTCGCGGAGTTGCATTTGATACTGCTTTTCCGCTTGTGGATTTCAATGGAGATCTTGTCCAGTTCTTTGGGTCCAACCCATCTGGACACCCCTTGACCGTGATCATTAACGGGTTGGCAAACTCGTTGTACATGCGTTACTGCTACTTGGAGGTTAATCCCGACAAGGAGTGTGTGACGTTTAAGGATAATGTTTCCTTGATCACGTACGGTGATGACAATGCCATGGGTGTGTCGCAAGACGCCCCTTGGTTCAATCACACTGCGCTGCAGAACACCTTAGCTTCAGTAGGTATTGTGTATACTATGGCCGATAAAGAAGCCGTTAGTGTCCCTTACGTCACACTTGCCGAGATTAGTTTCTTGAAGAGAGAGTGGCGTTTTGATGAGGACATGCAGTGTCAATTAGCTCCTCTGGAGCTTGCTTCCATTCATAAGATGCTGACTGTGAATGTGTTGAGCAAAACCATTACCCCTGAGGAGCAATCTGTGATGACAATTCGCAGTGCACTTGGCGAGTGGTTCTTTTACGGCAAGGCTGAATTTGAAGCACGTCGCCAGGACATGATGCAGGTGGTGAAGGAATGTGAGCTTGAGCCCTTTATGCAGACTGGCACGTTACCCACGTGGCACGAATTGCGTGATGCCTTCGAGCAAAACTCAAAGTGGTACCTGTAATGGGTGCCGCGACCTTGAAAGTCGTTAAACTTATCATATGGCCTATTTTACCAGGTCTATAAACCAAAAGGGAAATGTAGTGATAGTTACTGTGATGTTTAAATTTTATGTTATTTATTTATTAAGAATGGATTACTACAGATGATCCGCCGGGGCGTTCCCCGAAGTGTGTATTGACACAAGTGTTGGCTGGTCCACAAAATTACATATATACCGTACTTGAATAGTTTCACCAAGTGCGATGAATTGAAATGAACTACTAAGAATTTTAATATTTATAATGCATGTTTTGAGGAATGGGACAGTATGTCCGCTCATTGCATGTCTCTGCAAAGTACCCCCGTTGCAGAGAACCAAGAAGAGGGGTCTGAGTCTAACCAAGAGACCACGAAGTTTTTGGACGAAGTGGTAGGCGAGCAAGTTACTATTGATTATCATGCAGATCCATTGAGTTCTGCAGACCAATTGGCAGTGGCGGACCTTGCTACTTTCTTGTCAAGACCAGTGCGTATTGATTCATTTACATGGTCCGAGACTGATAGTCCCTTTATCTTGAAGAGGACAATGCAGCCTTGGCAGCAGTTTTTTAATGACACTCGAATTAAATTTAAATTGAATAATTTTGCTTTTTTGCGTTGTAAATTGAAAGTGAAGATTTTGGTCAATGCGTCGCCATTTTACTACGGCTGCATGGGAGCAGCATATCAACCTTTACCAGGGCTAACACCCTCGACTATTGTTCAGAACAATGGTCAACAGACGTTGATTCCAGTTTCCCAGCGGCCAATTACGTGGATTTACCCCCAGAAGTCGGAGGGTGGTGAGATGGAGTTGCCATTCTTTTACCACAAAAATTGGCTTGATGTTACGTCTAATCAGGATTTCCTGGACATGGGTAAGTTGGAGTTTTACACGTTTACTGAGTTACAGAGTGCAAATGGTGTGACAGGTCAAGGAGTGACGATACAAGTGTATGCTTGGGCTGAGGATGTTGAATTATCTGGGTCTACTGTGTCTCTAGCGCTGCAATCGCAGCCTCGGGATGAGTATGGATCCGGACCAGTTTCCGCACCGGCATCAACAATTGCTAGTATAGCGAGTCGTTTGAAAGCGATTCCAACTATTGGTAGGTTTGCTACGGCAACTGAGATTGGTGCTACAGCTATTTCGAAGATTGCGGGTTTGTTTGGTTATACCAACGTTCCCAATATCAACAATACAGAACCTTTCGCGCCTAAGCCATTTCCTCATTTGGCTTCTTGTGAGATCAGTTACCCAACTGAAAAACTCACTCTTGACCCTAAGAATGAATTGACCATAGATCCTACTGTCGCTGGTGCGCCGAGTGGCGATCCATTGGCCATTCAATCCATCGTTCAGCGTGAATCTTTCCTGACCAGTACGGTTTGGGACACTACAGACGCTGTGGACAAGTCACTGTTTTACACACGCATTAACCCGTATATGTTTAGGACTACTGGAGATACTAACAACTCTCTAGTTGATCTTACACCTTTGGCAATGGCTTCGGCTTTGTTTGCGGATTGGCGTGGTGATATAGTGTTTAGGTTCAAGATTGTTGCCAGTCCCTATCATAAAGGACGTGTAATCATTGCTTGGGATCCATCTGGTGATGTGTTTACGAACCTTGCCAATAACACTAATGTCACTTCAGCGGTGTACACCCAGGTTGTGGATATCGGAGAGACTCAGGATGTTGAAATTACAGTGCCATACGCTCAGGCGTTTGCGTTCCTGCTGACTAATACGTCCAATGCTCTAGCTAGTATTCCATTTAACACGACTGCTAATCCCACTTTTAATGCCGTTCGCGGTGTTGATAATGGTTGTTTGATCATGCGTGTGTTGACCAAACTTACGGCTCCCGTAGCTGTAGCTCCAGTTCGGGTGCTAGTGTACGTACGTGCAGCAGAGAACTTTGAATTGGCTAACCCTCGACGGGCGGCACAAGGCTTGTCCTTGTATACTGTTCAATCTAAGCCCCGCTTAGTGTTACAGTCGCAACCAAAGTCTTTGGAGGGTCAAGACGCTATGACGTTAGGTCAATCCCATGGGAATGTTCATACACACCAGTACCGGGTTAATTTTGGTGAAGTGGTTAGGTCATTGAGACCTTTACTACACCGTGCCAACTGGATTTACACACAAGTAGATCCTGGCGCAGCCATCACAACACCTTCCCTGATGTTGAGCACCTTTGGTAGGTTACCACCATATTTTGGCTATGATCCTACGGGAATACATACGGCTAATCCATTGGTTGGAGTTACTACCGCACCGTACAATTTTGTCAACACTACACCTGTGCAATGGATTTTGCCCTGTTTTGTTGGTTATCGTGGTTCCACTGTGTGGACATTTAACTTTAACAATGGTACGTCTGGGGCTTGTGTCGATGTTACGCGTCAACCAGTCAACAACATGGTGTGGGTTGATTCTACAGTCAGTGGTACTGGATCAACACCATCTAGTGCCTCTCGGTTCTGGGTGGCAACGAAACAAGCCACAGCAGCTGGTACTGCTTTGACAAATCAGTTGACTAATGCAGGCTTGTCTGTGTTGTGTCCAAACTACAACTACTACAGATTTAACTCAACAGCTTCTGGAAACACCACTGTTGCACCAACCTTTGGCTCTCGCCTTGATGGTAGTGCTAGTGATACGTTTGTGATGGAAGCTGTTACCAAGAGTCTTGGTAGTGCGTCAAATGCTGTGACGAATGGCATGATGGAGAAATATTGGAATGCGGGTCCCGATTTCCAGCCATTGTTTTTCTTGAATGTACCAACCTATAAGGTGCAGGCATCCTTGCCTTCTGCGCCATAGGTACTCGCCCGTGAAGGGTTTTGCTAGTTAAAGAAACTAGCGTGAAGGTTTCTAAATCGGATAAAGTAGGTCCGTACCGTTATTAATTAAAATGCTCGCTGCTTGTGGTAGATCACAAGACATTCGCCACTATAGGTGGTTTTGTACGTTAAAGAAACGTACACCCTTTCTGAGACCTTAATTGGTTGGAAAAGTAGACCTAAGAGAACTGTGTTTTCCTTGGAATCCCGGACGGCGGGCTACTCACACTCAGATGTGTTTAAAACTAGATGTCATACCACTCGGTATGTTCCCCCACTTTAAAGTGCTGGACTTCGGTCCTCTCTTGCTATGATTTTTGTAGTCTGTGGGGTAACCCGCAGAGGAAATTTGGTCATTAAGTAAGAGTCGTCACCTTTTAGATGGGGCAGCTAGTAAAGCTACTCTTTTGC